ATCTTCATCCCCACTCCCGTCTTCATCCCCACTCCCGTCTTCATCCCCACTCCCGTCTTCATCCCCACTAATTATAGTTGGACTTGTAGAATGAGGTGAGTCTAATTCATAATCAACATTTAAATCAATATTTTCAACATCTCCTATTTTAATATTACTAATATCAGAAAATTCATTATTTTCAAAAGTATTATTATTTTCACTTTGTTTTTTAGTATTATTAAATAATTTTATATTATTATTAAATAATTTATCATCTATATAAAGGTCTTCTAATGTAGTTGCTTTTACCATATCATATAATGTTTTATTTAGTTTATTCGTTTTTGGTTTATTAGATGTATCTTCTTGTATAGATATAGGTTTATGTTTAGAATTTATAATAGGTTCAGGTGATTTAGAAAGTATAGTATCTATAGTATCTATAGTATCTATAGTATCTATAGTATCTATAGTATCTATCTTATCTATCTTATCTATCTTATAAACATTAGTATTTGGTTCAGGAGACTCAATAATAGAATTATCAATAGATTTAACATTTGAGTTAACATTAGATTTATCATCAATAGTATTATTAGTATTCGATACTACTTTTATGTCTTCGTCTTTCTTTTGTATTTGAGGAGAAGGTATAATAGGAATAGGTTTTTTTAAATTAATTGATTTATATTCATCTGTGTTATTAATACAATCTTTATCACTAAAATGTTCAATTGGATGTTCTAGCATAGCATCTGTTTCAGTAATTGGTATTTTTTCTAGATTAATATTTTCATCAGTATCACTAAAAATATAACCACTTGGAATACTTCTAAAATCATTATCTTTAAAAATTTTAATTTTTTGTAATTCATAACACGGTGAAAAATTTTGTTTCATAAATTTAAGACCAGAATATTCTATAATACCAACAATTAAATCGCCTTCTTGAATACACGAAACATCATTAATTTTTTCCTTTCTAGAATTAAATATTTCAGTTAATATATTACCTTTATAACTTGGTATTTTAATACGTATCACAGGTAGATTACCATTTGACCTGAGTAATATAGCAGTTTTATAATAATGTTCAATAATATTTAATGGCATAACTTGGTTAAACCATTCTTTAGAATTTGAATGACAGGTGGAAATATTATTTTCATCATTTTGTATTAAAAAATCATAAAAATATCCTCCTTCGCCCGTTTGTGGTAATTCTAAATCAATATAATAATTATTATCAATACGAACAATTCCTGAAGTTGTTTTTAATTTAGGTGTCTCTAGATAAAAAGGTAATAATTGATTTTTAGTTAAACGATAATTACATATAGATTGATAATAACCACCTTGTGTTTTATGGGGTTGTAAATATTCATATTTAGTCTTATTCAAATTTTTATAGTTTAATATTTTTGGTTGTTTTTGCATTTTATAGTTTAGTTTATTTTGTTTTATTAATTTAGTTTATTTTATTTACTTTAAATCCTATCTTTGTAAATAATTCATATATTTAGGTTATAAATAAATACGCATTTTAAAAATAGATTAAATAATTTTAAATTAAATTATAAAAAATTAAATACTATTTGTTTTTTTATTATATAAACAATATTTATTATTATTAATATATTAATATTATTAAGAATAAAAAAATATAAATAAAAATAAATATATAAAATGGATTTACGTGAAATATTATGTGATTTAACGAATAGATGTATTACTGAAATTAATGAAGGTGATGATATTAAACAACCAATTAAAGATAAAATTTTAAAACCATTAATTAATTATATTCTAGAACAAATTTATCCTTATCTTATTTTTAGTGTATGTATTTTTGCTCTTACATTATTAGTGGCTATAATTATATTGGTATTAATATTGAAAAGTGGAACAAGTATAGGAAGTAGTATTACGGGAGGTGGCGGACTTAGTGGTGGTGGTATATGTGGTATAGGAGGGTGTTCTCATTTAAAAATGAGTTAAAAAAAATTGTAGGTGTAAAACCTATTTAAAAGTTAGTATTATCACGAACCCATTCTTGTGAAAAAGGAATACGATTGCGACATTCATCATCATCCAATTTTGAAAATTCTACACCATCCATTGGAGTAGTGTTTTTATTAAGTACAATTGCGTACTCAATATGAATTTTAGTAGGTAAAATTTTACCAGGACGAACCACTTTTGGGATGCGAATCCGTACCTTTGGATATTTCTTACCACACGGCTTTGGATATTTCGTACAAACTAACTTTCGAGGTTTAAGTTTCCCAGTACTACCAGGACCTTCGCGTTTAGCAACACGATGAACAGATTTTTGTGAAGCCATTGTTTTCGAGAGAGTGCGAGAGTTCCCAAATGTACCTATATAAAATAATATAAAATAAATCAATTTTTAACCATTTTACTATTTTTACTATTATTTTATAATTTTAATATAAAAAAAATATATATTATTATAATAATAAATAATCTAAACTAAAATAAACTAAAATCTAAACTAAAATAAACTAAAATATAAACTAAAAAATGGCAATGTCTCATTCAATGACCGAACCAAAAGAAGTATTTATAATGATGGTAATTATGTTTATTGCGGGTTTATTTTCTAGTATGAATAATTGGGTAGATAAAATAAGTGATATTCAATTTCATTTAAATGATGTTTATATGTCATTATTAATGTGTGGTTGGAGTTTAATATTAATGGGAATTTATTATATTCACGCACCTATTCTAATGATTGGTATTGTATTTACTGGTATTATATTAATTTGTATTCGTAAGCAACTTTTTATTAATGAAACACAATATTTAAAAGGTATGATACCACACCATTCTATGGCTGTATTAATGAGTACACAATTATTAGAAAAAGAAAAAACAAATATTGAAAATAGAAATTTACATTCTAGATTAATACCAAATGTAAAAAGATTGGCAAAGTCTATTATTGATACACAAAATGATGAAATAGATTTTATGAAAAGTGCTCTCTATTATAAAAATATTATGTAAAATATAAAAAAACTATTATGTAAAATATAAAAAAACTATTATGTAAAATATAAAATATATAAATATAATATAATAATATAAAATTATCATCATTAAAATTATCATCATCATTAACAATATTAATAATGCCAGAATTATCTCAATGTTTAGTTTTATTACCAATACATTTATTTGATAGTGATACTTTAATACAATCATTAAAAAAACATTTCTCTCTGGATAAACAAACTAATTCAAAAGAACAAACTAATTTAAAAAATATAAATTTAACAAATATATATATCATTGAAGAACCTGTTTATTTTGGAGAACGTGATACTAAATTAAATTTTAACAAAATAAAACTTATTTATCATAGAGCATCAACTAAGTCTTATAATGATTATTTACAAGACAAAACGATTATAAAAAAATTAAATGATTTATTTAATGATAAATCCCAATCCAAATCCTCCTCAACTATAAAAGTATCTTATTTAAATTACGATGAATTAAAAACAAAATCTAGTTATAATTCTATAAATAAACATTCCCAAATATATATGTTTGATCCAGTGGATACCTATTTAGAAGAAAAATATGCTAAATTATTTAAAAAAAAACTAAATTATTTAGATACACCTCTATTTTTATGTTCCAATACAAATTTAGAAGAGTTTCATAAGTCTAAAACAAAAGAAGATACTTATACCCACGCTAGTTTTTATAAATGGCAAAAAGAGAGATTAGATATTCTAAAAAATGAAAAATCCTACGATACAGAAAACCGTAATAAAATGCCATTAGATACTAAAGTTCCTCCTCTTCCTAAAAATGATGCTAAAGTATCTAATAAACCTAATGCTAAGCCAAATCCCTATTTAGTAGAAGCGATTACTTATGTCGAAAAACATTTTCCAAATAATTTAGAACCTTTGTATGTAAAAGATGGAAAAAAAATAACTCCCGAATCAATACATTTTCCCATTACTCATAAAACTAGTATTGACTGGTTAGAGCATTTTTGTAAGCATCGTTTAGAAGAATTTGGGCTTTATGAAGATAGTATTGATAGTGTCCCTCGCAATTTTCTTTTCCATTCAACCATTTCACCAATGTTAAACATTGGTTTAATTACACCAGAACAAGTTGTCTCTATTGTATCTAATTATTACACTAAACATAAACATATTTCTATATCTACGTATGAAGGTTTTATTAGACAAGTTATTGGATGGCGTGAATATCAACGTTATATTTATAAATATATTGGGAATAAAATGAGAAACAGTAATTATTTTAATAATAAACATAAATTATCAACAGAATGGTATAATGCTACTACCACTATAAAACCAGTTGATGATGCTATTATGCTGGCGATGAATGATGGTTATATACATCATATATTAAGGTTAATGGTGGTTGGTAATTTTATGAATTTAGTAGGAATACATCCAGATGAAGTTTATAAATGGTTTATGGAATTTGCGTTGGATAGTTATGATTGGGTAATGATAGGAAATGTATATAGTATGGCTTTATGGGCTGATGGTGGTATGACAATGAGAAAACCATATATCTCTGGAGATGGTTATATTATGAAAATGGGAAATTATAAAAAGAAAGGAGAATGGAATATGATTTGGAATACGGTTTTTCATCATTTTATAGATAGAAATTCAAAACAATTATCATCAACATATTATAATGGTATTGTTAAAGCATGGACACGGAAAACTAAAAGTGAAAAAGATAAAGAATTAACTGTTGCTAATGAATTTATAAAAAAAATAACTAAATAAAAAAATAAATTAGTTTTTTATCGTGTATTAATTTTAATTTTATTTTTATTGTTTTTATTTAGTTGTGTGTGTAATTATCTACAATCATACCAGTTTGATTCATAGGAGATATATAAAGATTAGTTCCTAATAATGTATTTTTAGAGATTAAATCATTTAAATTATATTTATTACCATTACCTTTTAACATCATACCAATATTATAATCATTATTTAATGTTTTTTGTGATATTTGTAGTGTAGATAGTGGTGTTGTAGTTAGAGATTGATTTGTAGTTATTGAACTAGTAGTTGTAGTACTACCATTAGTTGTTTGTGGGTTTGTAGTAGTTATGTTAGATAAATAAGACCATATATTATTATTATTATTAATATTTACTAATTGTAAATTTCCATTTTCTCTTAAAATTAAATTATATATTAAATCACTAGAAATATTAAAAAATGCTTCAATATTTGCTTTGGTTGACCATAGTATAATATTTGTATCTTTATTTAGTATTGATAGATAACCTTCTTTATGTAATGTCAATAAAATAGTATTAGTGCCATTATATTTATAAATAAAATTACATTCAGTAGTGTTTTTATTACAAATTTTTAATGTATTATTATTAAATAATAATTTATAATTAGTATTTTCTATAATAGAATTATCTGTGTTTTCATATGTTTGATTATTTAAAAAAATAGATGTTGTCATTGTTAGTGATGTGGTAGTAGGTGGCACTGTGGTGGTAGTAGGTGGCACTGTGGTGGTGGTAGGTGGCACTGTGGTGGTGGTAGGTGGCACT